CAGTCCACTGGCCGCCAGCGTCAGCAGGCTGTCCGAAAGCTGGGGATTGATATTCATCACGCCGGTCAGAACGGACTGTACGGATAAGCCGTCCTGACTGATGGTTTGCAGGTTGGTGTCAACAGAGTCATCAACCGGCTGCTGAGCCGCCGGCGCCTGAGACAGTTGATCCAGACGTCCACTGGCGGCACCTTTCATAAGCACAGCGGCAGGAGCCGCGCCCTGTTCGCCAAAGATGGCCTGCAGATAGGTTGCCTGCTGGGCTGCATCGATTTTGTTTTTCTCAAACGCCGTCTGCACCTGGCTGAGCACCGTGAAAATCGGCTGACTGTTGCCCTCGCCGTCTGCGGTAACAACATTCAACGCTTTCAGCGCGCTGTCTGCATTGTCATCAGGTGCCTGCACGTGCGACAACATGGCACCGACGCCTGCGCCCGCAGCGCTGCCCGTCATGCCGTTTTCGGCCAGCACGCCGATCATCGCCGACGCCTGACCGACGCTGACACCGGCTTGTTTCGCCACCGGGCCGATGCTGGCCATCGCCTTATTCAGCTCAGCGATATCCGGTTGCGCACTGCTGTTGTTCGGATTAACAGACAGGGATGCCGCCTGATCCTTGCCGTTATTCGCATCGGCAGGTGACAGATAGTCGATAACCTTGCGACTCTTCTCGGCGAAGTCTTTGGCCTTATTCAGCTCAGCGATATCCGGTTGCGCACCGCTGTTGTTCGGATTAACAGACAGGGATGCCGCCTGATCCTTGCCGTTATTCGCATCGGCAGGTGACAGATAATCGATAACCTTGCGGCCCTTCTCGACGAAGTCTTTGGCCTTGTTGCTGGCACCTTGCACGTTATCCGCCAGCGCCATGCCGGCGCGGTAACGATCCCGGGTACGATTGAGCTTATCCTGGCGCTGATTCAGCAACCCCATCGACTCGCCCTGCGCATCAAGGGTGGATTGGGTCCGCTCTGTTTGTTGGTTCAGCTTCTGGCGCTCGCTGCTCAGACGACGCGTGGAAATCCCGGCGTCATTCAGCGACTGGCGCTGATCCTGCACCGACTGGCGCAGCTGAATGTTCTTTTGTTGTAACGCGTTGGCAGACAGGCGCAGTTTCTCCAGCGCCTGCGCTTGTTCAACGGTGGGGTTTTTGGTGTTTTTCAGTTCAATGGCGAGTGCTGCCGCTTCTGCCCGGGTGTTTTTAAGATTTTGTTGGGTCAGCGTCAGTTCTTTTCGGGTATCACGGAACCCTTCAATCTGCGCGGATTTGGCGTTAAGTTCTGCCAGACGGTCTTGCGTTTCCTGGATATCCGCAGACAGCCTTTCTGTTTCTTTACGCACGGCATTGAACGGGCGCGTGGCCCGATCAACCGCCTCCAGCAGCACTTGCAGCTTGAGCGTGTTACTCATCAGAGGTTACTCCACTGCGGATCATCACTTTATGCCGCCAGTCGAGTAACTCTTCCAGCGACATGAGATACATTTCTGAGGGTGGCCAGTGAAAAACGCTGGCAATGTCGGCCATCAGGTCATTGACCGTTAGATCGCGGGGCCAGCTTACCCAGCCGATTTCGCTGACAAAAAACCAATCACCTTGCCGCCCAGGGCAATCAGGTCCACCGGATCGAGCGCATTGCACTCCGCTTTGGTCAGCGACGGCAGGGTGATACGGGGCAGCACCATTAACAGGGCATCCACGTCAGACGAGGCCAGGTCGGCCAGTCGCACGCCACGCAGCGATCCTGCCGTCGGTTTCACCAGCTCAACCTGGCTGATCACCACATCACCACGTGAAATCGGGCTTTCCAGTACCACCAGGTTTTCTTTCAGTTCTGGTTTATCAAGCTGTTCCATTTTTTCTCCATCAGGATAAAGAGGGCCAGCGCAGGACGCGCCGGCCTTTTTTATTACACCAGGCCGAGATTTTTACGACGCTGTTCCAGGCGATCGACGCCGTTGACCTTCTCCACCATGTTGACGGTGTCGACTTCAATCAGCTCTTTGCCATTCCAGGTCAGTTTGAAATAGGTGTTTTTGCTGGTGACTTTGGTTTCAGCGTTTTCGCCCTGTTTGGCTTCACCGAAATCAAAGGCCTGGTGCTTACCGCGCACTTCGATTTCCACGGCAATTTCTTCGCCGGTGTCATCGCGCTGGTAAGAACCGGTAAAACGCAGCGGTACGTTGGCGGTTGCGCCCCACTGGCTTAACACCAGCTCATCCATCCCGCCCAGCGTCCACTCCATATCGAGTGCGGCATCGTCCAGGCCGTTATCGATGAACGCCGCACCGTTCATACCGCCAGCGCGGTAGGTATCCAGCTTGCGTGACAGCTTCGGCAGCGTCACGGCGGTAACGATGCCCTGGTAGCTGTTTGAATCATTGAAGAGGTTTAACCCCTTAAGTTTACGTGGCAGTGCCATTTATCCGGCTCCTTAGCTGTTTACGGATGCGGCGAAGTTCGCCAGATAGGTGTCGGTGATGCGCTGACGCAGGGTCAGATCTTCCAGCGGCGGCACCGGTGTGTAGTCGTAATCGATAAAGAGTTTGCCCGCCTTCAGGGTCTCTTTATCGTTCGCGCTGTCGTCGTACCAGCAGTTTGCGCCCAGCAGATAACCAGCACTGACCAGCTCGCGGAACTTGGCATTGATGCCAGCGATGATTTCGCGCACCAGCACCGGCGTCAGCGGTTTGTCGTTGGCCCACATGTGCGCTTCGGCCATGGTATCGGCCAGCACCTGTGCCGTACGGGTGTAGTTTTCAAAGGCAAAAAGTGGATCGTCGCTACAGGTCCGGTTGCCCCAGAAACGGAAACCGTCTTTGCGAATCAGCGTGGTCACACATTTTTCGTTCAGCAGATCGGCATCGGTGCCGGTCTGTTGCAGGTCCCAGAAAACGTCTGCGGAGATACCAGTTACGCCATTGACGCCCACGTTGGACAGGGTTTTATGCCAGCCGGTGTCGTTGTCAATTTTGGCGCGCAGGCCCAGTGCACGTGCGGTGGCATAAGCCATTTCAGATTTGTTCGTGGCGGTGTTCCAGGCTATAAAGTCTGGCCAGATCACCATCAGCTCGCGCTGGCTGAAGTTTTCGCGATACTTCATGGCATCCGAGATGGTTTTGCTGTTCCAGGCAGACACGTAGGCAAAGCCACGCAGCTGCTGGGCAATGCTGGCCAGCGCTGTCGCCACTTCCAGCGAGTCCAGACCTGGGACGCCGAGAATGCGGGGTTTGACACCCAGTTGCGTTTGCGCGCTCAGCAGCGCCTTCATGCCGGTGTATTTACCGTTCGCATCCGTCGAGCCAATCAGGTTAGAGGTGGTTTCAGCCTGGCTCGCGCCTTCTGCAACGCGAACCACGACAGTAACCGGCTTCGCCTGGTCAGCAATGGCCTGCAGCGCTGCCGCTAAAGTGCCTTTTGTACCGGCTTTACCGACGGCTGCCTGCACGTTGGTCAGCAGGACAGGTGTGTTAAGAGGAAACGCCGTTGCATCAGCATCTTCTGCGGTGCAGATCATGCCAACAATGGCGGTTGAAACTGTTGAAATGGTGCGTGTACCGTCATTGACTTCGACGACGCGGACACCGTGATGAAAATCAGACATCTGTAGCACTCCGTGTTGAGGGTGTGCTCAGATTGTCAGGTCAGTGGAAAGGATGCATTCGATTGCGGTTTGCTGATCGTTCAGTAAGAAGAACCGCGTAAATGGTGCTGTTTTGGCGCTGGAATATAACGATAAATCGTTTTGGGTGAGACATCTAATACCAACGCAACCTGATGAAGCGTGGCGCCATTCGCCATCATGCGTTCCGCTCTGGCAACGACTTCCGGTGTCATAATGCGCCGCCGGCCACCAATGCGCCCTTTTTCACGCGCTGCGGTCAGCCCGGCACGCGTTCGCTCGACAATCAATTCGCGCTCCATCTCCGCCAGTGCGCCCATCACATGAAAGAAAAAGCGGCCCATCGGCGTGCTGGTATCGATACTGTCCGTGAGGCTACGAAAGTTTACCCCGCGTTCGCGCAGCTCTTCGGTGAGCATGACCAGGTGACGCATGCTGCGGCCCAGTCGATCAAGCTTCCACACCACCAAAGTATCGCCCTCTTTTAACGTCCGCAGCGCCCGTTTTAAACCAGGCCGTTCACTGGTCTTTCCGCTGATTTTATCCTCAAAAATCTGTTCACAATTTGCGCTCTTCAGCGCATTCCGTTGCAAATCGGTGTTTTGGTCATTTGTTGACACCCTGACATAGCCAATCAGCATCGTTTTTTCTCCGGTAAAAGGTGAGGAGTTTGCCATTGTGCAGGTGAGGCGGGCCAGGGGTTTGTTTCATCAAAACCTCGGTTTGGGAGATGCCGTAAGGTTGCGCGACTATTCTGCTAATTTTTCCGATAATGGCTGGGTAAGATGGCCTAATGGCCTCATTTACCAATGGGGGATGGGCCCTGTCACTAATGCCACAACACCTACGGCAAAAATTATTTTCCCAATCCCATTTCCCAATGAGCTTATTGAACTCAATTCTCATGACTTTGGAAACCCAGTAGCAACAACAATATTCCAATTCATCGAAACAACTCGACTTGGCTTCACTGCTGCTAATATCTGTACGTTAACGCGTGGTAGCTCGCAAGTGAATGGTATAACTGATAGCACCTGTAAATGGGCTGCATGGGGAAGATAATGAAAAATTACGTTTTTAGTGCAAAGAATAATGCATTTTATCCAATTGTATTACGTTCAGATTATGAAAAAGCTGGTACATGGCCAGAAGATGGGACTGAAGTTGAAGATAATGTATTTGAGCAGTTTAGTGGCCTTGCTCCTAAAGGGATGAGCCGTATCGCTGGCAATAACGGATTACCGCTGTGGCAGAATAGATCTCCTTCTACACCAGAGCAGAAAATTGAAATTGCAAGAAACCAGAAAAGCTTGCTCATTAACACGGCCATTAGCTTTATTAATGATAAGCAATGGGGAGGAAAGTACTCACTTGGAAGATTAAGTGAGTATGAAATAAGAAAATACAAGCTCTGGCTTGACTACCTTGATAAATTGGAAGAGATGGATTTTCAGGAAGGTATCCCTGACATATGGCCTGAGAAGCCAGAATAAAACCAACTCTGCAGTACTTAATTATCTCAAAGTACCGAAATAAATAATTAAGGTCTCTTTGGTTCATCAGGAAAGGTAGACCTAAAAGACGTTACACTATAGTACATATCGATTATTTTATGATAATACATCACACCGGTTGCAGGTTGATGTATTATCAATCTTCTCTGGTTTTTATTTAAGTCATAACATTCATAATCCTTTCACTTTTTCACGTTCTAAAATCTACTCATGATTTTTTTCTAAGGCTTAGCGCTGTTTCATTATGAGGTTTTTATAGGCTAGAATTTATTTCTTCAAAACCTCGGTTTGACGGAACGGTTTTCGGGGCGTTTTATAAGCCAACAAATATTTTCCCTACCTGGCACGGTGAACTACAAACCCACGTCTGGCACCAAACGAATCAAAATCACGCTCACTGGCGGCGGCGCTCGTGGTTACGGCTATCTAGGCTGGGGTTCAAATTATAGATCCCGGGGTGCGGGTGGCGGTGCGGGCGCGACGGCTATCGCATGGCTGGATATTGACGACACTAAAACCTATACAGGTGTCGTCGGACGTGGAGGGGACGATACCTCTTCAGCTACAAGCAGCACCTTCAATGGGATTATTACAGCAGCCAATGGCGGCACACCGACAATGGGCTCAGATGGAGGTCGAGGAGGAATAGCAGTTGGCGGCGACATTAATATCCAGGGTGGGGACGGTAGTGATGCGCCAGGCGTTATATCTGACAACAATAATGTCTACCGTGGCGGCTCGGGTGATGGTGGCGTGAGTTATTGGGGCGGTGCTATTCGTAGCGTGGAAGGCGCAGCGCTCAGCCGTCAAATGTCTTTCGGTACGGGCGGTGGGGGCAGCATTCGGGAAAATCCCTTTATTGGAAATTTTGGCTCTCACGGTGTGATTTATGTTGAGGAGTATTCTTAATGAAAACCTATGTTCGTCTTGAAGAAGAACGCGTTGCGGAAATTATTTCACTTAGCATCGAGCCTAAAGAACTCTATCACCCATCGCTGATATGGATGGATATCAGCACAATGAATCAGCAGCCTAACGTGAATGATATTTGGCGCGATGGTGTTTTTTCCGCGCCGATGACTAAAGCGGAAGAAAGCATCTTTATTGCAAGTAGCCGACTGAATACTGAAATGGATCTGGCCAGACGGACGATAGCACCGTTGCAGGATGCTGTTGATATTGGTATCGCAACTAACACTGAAATCACACATCTGGATGAATGGAAACGTTACCGTGTTGCGCTGAGTCGAATTGATCTCAGTAAAACGCCAGATATTGAATGGCCAATACAGCCATAATGACTAAAGCCCGCTATTGCGGGCTTTAGTCATTATGGCATCCGTAGCTCTGGTTATGCAGAAACCTGAATCATCGTATAAACCTCGGTTTAGGAGAAGGTGCTCCACTCATCGGTTCTCCTTTTGCATGGCCGCATTCAAAAATGCCCAATGAGCTATTTGCATCTATGTCAGGAATGGTTTTTATCAAAGCGAATGGTGCTTC